TGTCAAATGAGTTGATTACGATCGAAAATTCGAAAATTGAGAACCTCCCCTTCGTCCTGGAGACAGCATTGAAAGGCGTTTTCGCTCTTCAAGAACTTCTTCAAGATTCAGATGCTGGTCCTCAGCTTTCGTTTTACGGTTTTTCCGTTCAGATCGCACTCAATCTCGAGTGGCTACTTTCCTTCACCCTTGGGCAGGAGGAGACTAACTCTGCTGGCACTTCCTTCGACAGCGTCGAGGGATCTTAATCGTGCCGGTTACCGGTCCTTTCTTTAAAAATGAAGGGTCATTGGATAAGGGTTTCGTTACCGAGAGAGGTTGGTGGCGAAGTACTCACCCACGTCCAATTCTTCCTTACGACTCGATGAATATTCGCTTCACGCGAGGAAGTGGTAATGGCTACGCCATTGCTAATTCCAACACGTATCAAAGCGAACTACCGTCGAACGATTCAGCCGCCTACGCTATGGCGTTTGATCGATTCGTTAATCGGCTAGGACCTCGTGTCCAAGTTGCTCTTAACGCTCTTGAGATCAAACAGACACAGAAGATGGTGCTGACTCGGATGATACAGTTACGTCGACTGTATACATCAGTAAGGAATCGTGACTTTTCCGGGGTTATCCGGTCCATCAGCGATGATGGGACGGGATCCAAGAAGAGACTCACGAAACGTCACTTGCTAGCTAGTCCCTCAGGGTTCTGGCTAGAGATCCAATTTGGCTGGTTACCAGTCATCCAGGATATCTTTACCGGTGTAGAGGTGATGCAGACGCAGTTTCCGAGTTCTCCTATAAGAGCTCGAGGGAAGAGTGAGGAATTCTACCTTACTTTCGGTTGGTGTCCTACCAATCGTTCTTCCCTGGTTGAAATAAGTTCCGAGATAAAGATCACAAATCCGAATCTCTTCTTAGCCAACCAACTGGGCGTGATTAACCCAGCTCATGTCGCTTGGGACGCCGTACCCGGTTCGTTTATTTTCGACTGGTTTATTCCAGTTGGGAAATTCCTCCAGAGCTTTTCAGCTTTTGCGGGAGTCGAACTTGTACGGCCTCGAGTGACGAAAATCGTGAGGGGAAGCTTTTCTAGCTTCGAACCGCCTGGAGATACTCCCAATAACAATTTCTCCGGTTCATTCTTCCGAATGAAACGGTTAGATAATTGGTCTGGGACGCCTCCGACGATTCTTTCCCGTGCGCATTTGCCGCAAGTTAATTCTTGGTTGCTTGCAACCGAGGTTTCCCTTGTAGCTCAGGCGCTATCACGTCGTCTTAAGTGACGCTAAATAGGAGTCTTTCCTAAACTGCTCTCATCAGTAATGAGATGCTCATTTTGAGCACCGATCGGGATCTTCTCGATCATTTCCCTAACCTTTCAGGAAAATTCATCATGCCTCAAATGGCAAATATCGTTGTGAAGGACCAGGGTGCCCTGGACTTCACACTGACGGCCCTGACCCCGTCCTCGGGAGATACCGTTCCGGCTCGCTGGAGGAATGAAGCTCCAAGCGTTTACGCGGGTAACCGTGTGAACGCTTCGCTTCGTACTCAGTACAACGCTGCAAAGACTGCGCGTCGTGCTGAGTTCCTCTTCAACTATCCTGTGATCTTCACTGACACCACGACCGGTATTCAATCCGTTCGTTCTGTCGTGAGCATCTCGGCAGTTGCCCAATTGCCACAGAATGTCGCTCAGACTGATCTGACGAATGCTGTGACCATCGGGGTGAACACGCTGGCTTCCGCTCTCATCAAGGAATGCCTGATCACCGGTTTTGCTGCAACCTAACAGTTACAACATTTCCTAACCAGTAATTCCCATGAAAGCAGATACTCTAGACCAGTCTTTGACTAGAGTCTTCATCGCATTATGCGAGAAGGCCGACACTGTGCTCTCACTAAAATGTTCTATTTTGGTGAGATACCAACAGTGGGAACAACTCCTCTCCTTGAGGGTTAACCCTGCGCACTACGAGACCGCAGAACATTACCGTGATGATAATGCCTGCGTCGAATTTTTTCGCAAATGTCACCTCCCGGTGACAGGACACGAAAAGATTCGGAAAGCACAAGCTCTCGAAACCTTTTGGGCTTCTGAGAAAATGTGTGCTCGTACCAATGTTCGTTTCGCTAACTTGATCGAGGGCTACTGTGAAAGTAACCTCGACTCCCGTGCTATGGAAATTCTCCTTCGCGCGAAAAGTTGGTTAGCAACTGTCCTCGGGCGTCTGCCTGATGACTTAAACGGACGATTTGGCCCTGGTGCGACGTTCGGTGACCGGGGTCGTCATACGACGATACCTGATAAAATGACGTCTCGCCCTGACATGACATCGGATGTAAGTCCTTATATCCATATGATCTCAGGCTCCGCCTGGTTCCGCTATGGAGTGTCACGTCGGTCTGGTCAGGATTACCTTAATATTATCCGCGGAAATCGTTTCACAACGGTTCCTAAAGATAGTCTTAAGGATCGGGGAATCTGTATTGAACCTTCTATCAACATCTATCTACAGCTTGCTGTATGAGACTTGTTAAAGGATCTGTGCAAACGAGCGGGTGTGAACCTCCTCTATGCACAAGATTCCCATCGTCTATGGGCTCAACGTGCCTCCCTGCATGGGAGTCACGCCACCATAGATCTGACCGCAGCAAGCGATACTGTTGCCTTGAATCTAGTGAAGTTTCTTCTTCCCGATTCTTGGTACGGTTTGATGAGTGACCTACGCTCTCCTTTTACCTTTGAAGGTAGATGGGTAAAACTTAATAAGTTTTCCTCAATGGGCAACGGTTATA